GATCAGTATGAGATCGTGGAGTTTCCAGCGATTCTTGACGCAGATGACGAGAATGGGAAGCCAATAAAGAAGCCATTGTGGCCTGAGTTCTTTGATTTGCCCGCTCTAGAGCGTACAAAAGCCTCTATGCCTGCGTTTCAGTGGAATGCGCAGTACCAACAGCAGCCTACAGCCGAAGAAGCGTCCATAATTAAGCGAGAATGGTGGGGAATATGGCCCCATGACAACCCTCCGCCCGTAGAATACGTGATTATGTCCCTCGACGCAGCCGCAGAGAAACATAACCGTGCCGATTTTACCGCACTGACCACGTGGGGCGTGTATTTTAACGAGGATGAGAACGCTCATCACCTGATTTTGCTGGATTCTATCAAAGAACGCTTAGAATTTCCCGAATTGAAGGCGATGTGTATGGACGAGTATCGCAAATGGGAGCCAGATGCGTTCATTGTAGAGAAAAAGTCCGCCGGAACGGCTATTTATCAGGAAATGCGGCGTATGGGGCTACCTGTACAGGAGTATACACCCCACCGTGGGACAGGTGACAAGCTCGCAAGGCTTAATTCTGTGGCAGATATCATCGCATCGGGCATGGCGTGGGTGCCAGCCACCCGCTGGGCAGACGAGCTGGTTGAGGAGATCGCTGGGTTTCCGTTCATGTCTAACGATGACTTGGTTGATAGCACCGTGATGGCACTACTGAGGTTCCGTCAGGGCGGGTTTATTCGTCTTCCGACTGACGAGTGGGACGACGAGGCTCCTTACTACCGGAAGAGAGAATACTATTAATGTAGGCTTCGCATATTCGTCTATCGCTACACAGGATAAGAAGTTGTCCTGTGTCACTATACGCAGCCCAGCGGTTACCATTTTCCAAGATACGAACCAAGGTAGTAGATTCCTAGCACAACAATAAGTACAGCTATGCCTATACACGCCGCAGTCGCTAGTGTTTCCATCTGTTCTTCGCGTTTTTGCTCTGCAGCGCGTCTTGCAGCGGCTCTTTGCTTCCTAGCTTCGGCTTGCCACTGTATCCACCTATCCCATTGGCCAGGTCTCCCATACAAACGGATATAAGATTCGAGTTCTTTTCGTTGTTCTCTGATCTTTTCTAGCTGCTGAAACTCTTCCCAATCGCCTTCAGAGCCACCTGTGATGGCTGTAAGGGGACTATTCTTCTTTTTCTGGACGGCTTCTTTGAGGTCTTCCTCTGCTGTGAGGAATTTACCAACATTAGACATGAGGTCCGCAGTCTCTTTTCCATTAGAGATGCACGTTTTTATCACCGAGTAGGCCGCGTTGGCGGCGGCAATAGTCTCTAAGATAGCCATAGCCTATCTTTCTATGAGTCTATCCAGTTTCCCTTCTAAACGGTCAAGACGGTCAATGACACGATCCATGTCGGATTGTTGTCGGCTTACAGATACATACTCTTTGGCAATTTCCTCACGAGTACGGTTTAGTAGAACAGTCACACGCTTTAATTCGTCGTGTTGTTGCTTACACCACCACCCACCTACGGCGATTATAAGCCCGATAAGCAAATCTATATAACTTGCCATTTCCATGAATACACCTCACTGCTCTCAGACAACTTTACACAAAATAACGTTTTGGTTCAATACGTGTTTGTGGTAGGGTGAGGCATGTAAGATGGATTCGTTTCATTTTTATGCTCCTCCCTGAACTAAGAGGTCTTTATGGCCTCTTTTTTCTCGTTATACTACGGAATGAGGCGCAACTCTCCCTTTAGCGTCTCAAGGCGAGGCAGCTCCTCCCCCACCAAATGGGTCTGCCTCGCCACTAGACGTGCTGTAGTACTTTCTGTTACTATGGCTTTGTGTACACATTTAGGAGACTGTAATGGCTGTCGAGAAACAGATGGAGCCATCAGACTTAGACATCGAAGGCACAGACGCGGAAGAGATCGAAGTAGAGATCGTCAACCCCGATGCAGTGTCCATTGGTACTGACGACGGTGGGATGATTATCGATTTTGAAGGGGGTTTGACCGAGGAGCTTGTCGGCCCCGAGCATGACGCTAACTTAGCCGATTTTATTGATGAAGCTGTTTTGCAGTCTATGGCCTCAGAGTTAGTAGAAGACTTTGAGTCTGATCGTGAATCACGCCGTGACTGGGCGCGAGCCTATGTCAAAGGTCTTGATCTGTTAGGCATGAAGATCGAAGAACGTAGCCAGCCTTGGCAGGGCGCGTCTGGTGTATTCCACCCAGTTCTAACCGAAGCAGTTGTCCGCTTCCAAGCGCAGGCTATGGGGGAAATATTCCCTGCCTCTGGCCCTGTACGCACGAAGATTATGGGTAAAATGACCCCTGAGAAGTTAGATCAGGCGGACAGAATCCAGACAGAGATGAACTATCTCCTGACTGAAGAAATGACAGAATACCGCGATGAGACTGAACAGATGCTGTTCAAGTTACCTCTTGCGGGTTCAGCGTTCAAAAAAGTTTACTATGATCCACTAGAGGATCGCCCTGTGGCTATGTTCGTGCCTGCAGAGGACTTTGTTGTATCCTACGGTGCGTCAGACCTCGCGTCCTGCCCACGGTATACACACTTGATGAAAAAGACATCTAACGAGATACTAGAGCTACAGGTTGCAGGGTTCTACCGTGACGTAGACTTGCCTGACCCAGAGCCAGATTTCTCAGATATTCAGGAAAAATATGACGAGCTTGATGGGGAGAGTGCCGTCATAGAGGATGATGATCGACACACAATCCTTGAGATGCATGTGACTATGAACATGCCAGAGGAGTTTGACGACCCTGATGGGATCGCACGTCCATACGTCATCACTATCGACAAGACCTCCCGTGAGATTTTAGCAATCAGACGGAATTGGTATGAAGATGACACAAAGAAAAAGAAACGACTCCACTTCGTTCATTACAAATATTTGCCGGGACTTGGCTTCTATGGAACGGGACTTATCCACCTTATCGGCGGGTTGGCTAAGTCTGCGACTTCAATACTGCGTCAGCTCATTGATGCTGGTACATTATCTAATTTGCCAGCAGGTCTTAAAGCTCGTGGTCTCCGCATCAAGGGTGATGACACGCCTCTTATGCCGGGTGAGTTCAGGGATGTGGATGTTCCGGGTGGGGCTATACGTGATTCGATTACGTTCATCCCTTATAAAGAGCCATCGAACGTACTCTACTCGTTACTTGGAAACATTGTCGAAGAGGGCAGACGTATTGGCTCAGTTGCGGACATCCAAGTAGGCGACATGAACTCACAGGCACCTGTGGGTACTACTCTTGCTTTGATGGAGCGATCCATGAAGGTGATGAGTGGTGTGCAAGCACGTATGCATGCAGCCATGAAAAACGAACTACGGTTACTGGCGCGTATTATCCGTGACTATATGCCAGCCGAATACGCATACGAGATGGACGGTGACTTTGATCGTCAGCGTGACTTTGATTCTCGTGTGGATGTAATTCCCGTTTCCGATCCTAATGCTGCAACAATGTCCCAGCGTATTATGCAGTATCAGGCGGCGTTGCAGCTATCCCAACAAGCCCCCCAGTTGTATGATATGGGTAAGCTGCATCGTCAGATGCTAGAAGTTCTTGGTATCCAAGATGCAGAAGATATCATCAAACTACCAGATGATATTAAGCCTGCTGATCCTGTGACTGAGAACATGATGCTCTTGAAGCAAGAGCCAGTCAAAGCCTTCAAGTATCAAGATCACGAGGCTCATATCGCAGTTCATATGGCTGCAATGCAAGACCCGAAAATGCGGGAACTTGTTGGTCAGTCACCGTTTGCACAAGCGATTGGGCAGGCTATGGCAGCACACGTTACTGAACACGTTGCGTTCCAGTACCGCCGTGAGATTGAGAAGATGCTTGGCGTAGAGATGCCGAACGAGGATCAACCGCTACCAGAAGATATTGAGATAGAAGTCTCACGTCTTGCCAAAGATGCTGCAGAGAAGCTACTCCAGAAGGACATGGCAGAAGAGCAACAAAAGCAAATCCAGCAGCAACAACAAGACCCTGTTGTACAGATGCAGCAGATGGAATTGCAGATGAAACAGCAAGAGTTGCAGCATAAAATCCAAATGGATACAGCTAAATTGCAGCTTGATGCAGAACGTATTTCCGCCGAGAACCAACGCGAAGGGGCGCGTCTTGGTGTGAAACTCGCCACCGATCTGGACAAATCACAACGTGAAGACCAGAAAGAAGGCGCAAAACTTGGTATAGAAATAGCGAAGGAGTTGACGAAGGGAGATGGATGACATTTTCACGCTGTTAAAGCGGAAGATCGATGAGTACGAGGAAGATATAAAGAACTTTCTCGCGTCAGGACAAGCTGAAGACATGGCGATGTATAATCGTATCGTAGGGAGAAACGAGGCGCTTCAGTTTGTAAAACAAGACCTAAGCGAACTTGAGAAGAGATATGTTGAACAATAACATCTTTTCAGGTAATCTCTAACTTGGGAGAACTTCGTGGATAGTCCACGCAAGGTATCTGTGAACCTTTAATCACTGCAAGGTAAAGTATGTATACTGGAAACAAAGAAACAGAGGAAAAGGTAGCCTCTAAACTACCTAAACCACAAGGATACAAAATCCTTATTGGTGTACCCGAAGTCAGCGACAAAACAGAAGGTGGGGTATTTATGCCGGATGGACTCAAGTCCGCAGAAGAAACGGCATCAATCATCGGTTTTGTTATGAAGCTAGGCCCAGATGCCTATGCAGATGAATCAAAATTCCCAAATGGAGCTTTCTGTAAAGAAGGTGATTTTGTAATCTTTCGGTCCTATTCAGGCACTCGATTTAAGATTCATGGGAAAGAGTTCAGACTTATTAACGACGACACTGTGGAAGCAGTGGTCGATGATCCACGGGGGTATGCAAGAGTATGAATAATCTAGCAGAAGAACAAGAGTTCGAAGAAGAAACAGTTGCCGAGGCTTTAGAAAAAGCCCAAGGAAAACAATTAGATACCGACGATAGTGACGACGGTTTTGAGATTGAAGTTGTAGACGATACACCTGAACAAGATCAAGGTAAGCCTCGCCGTGCCGAAAACGCTGAACCACAAG